GGCTGCTTCCGAACATGTGAAGTTCATCGAAGATCAGACCGTATTCCGCGGCACAGCCCGCTATGACGGCATGCCTGTGTTCGGTGAAGGCTTCGTTATCGTTAACATTGCCAATACCACACCGACGACCTCCATTGCCTTCGCTTCTGATACGGTCAATACTTAAGGAGGGATAGATCATGGCAAGGGTAGTTGGAGGATTTAAGGATCCCCACACCAAGCGGATCTACCATGTCGGCGACGAGTATGATGGTGAGCATGCCGCTGAATTTGCCGCCAAGGGATACATTGATACGGTAGGGACTCTGGAGGGCGAGGCAGCTGTCACTCCGGAAAAGGAGACGCCTGAAAAATCTGACGCCAGCAAGAGCAAGAAGGCCAAAGGATGATGCTTTATGGCATACACGGAACAGAGCGTCCTTGAAATTGTCAAGGCCAGGCTTAATCGCCTGGCCTCTGACACATCTTTGGACGAGTATCTCAAAAAGCGCATCCAGGCGGCCGATGAGGAGTTTGCCCGCATCGGCATTCATCTCGTTGCCGGCCGCTTGGACGACGAGGTTCTGTTGGCTGACTATGTTGTCTGGCGATATCAGAACCGCGACAATTACTCCGGAATGCCGGAATGGCTTCGTCTTGCGCGCCGCGAGCGGTGGTTGAAGGAGCGATTGAAAAATGATTCTTGATAAAGGCTTTTGCTCCATCTACGCCACGGCGAATGTTGCCGCTCCAGGAGACATGCCCAAAGAGGAAGGGCTTGTTCTCAAGTACCAGTCCTGGTATGGCGAGCTTGGCTTCGAGACGTCGCCGCGGAACGTGGCCGCGCATGAGGGTGTTGTGGTGGCAAATCGAATACGGGTTCTACAGAATCGCGACATTACAAATCACGATGTCGCGGTTCTGTCTTCCGTGCTCCCACCGCCTCCGGATACGCCGCGATATAACATCGTTCGGGTCTACCACGGCTTTGACGAAGACAATGGTCAGCCCATCTCGGACGTGACGCTCGAGAGGATCGCCGAGGAGTGATTGCGGTGGCTAATCTTGATGCGCTGAAATCCGCACTTCTTGGCGTGACGCAAAAATGTTATCATTTCGGTCCTCCTCAAGATGTCTCTGGCGCCTATATTGTGTGGGCTGAGGATGGGGAAGCCGAAATGGTTTGGGCGAACAATAAGCGCCGCATGGCGGCAATTGCCGGGACCATCGACTACTTCACGAAGGATCAAGACGACCCGAACGTGAGGAAGATCGAAGAAGCATTGCAATCGCTCCGTATCGGATGGCGTTTGAATTCAGTGCAATTCGAGACTGACACCCGTTACATCCACTATGAGTGGCGCTGGGAGATGATCTGACATGCCGGGGATGAAAGTCAAACTGACCACGGAACTCCAGGAAAAGCTCAACCGCCTTGCCCTGCAAAAGGTCGACGCCATCGCCAAAAAAGCTGTCTACGCCGGCGCCGGCATCATGGCAGATAAAGTCCGTGAGAATCTTGAAAAAAATCTTCAGGATTCGAAATACTCGACCGGCGAACTGCTTGCCAGTCTCGGCATAACGCCGCCGCGCGTTGACCGCAACGGCATCATCAACGCAAAGGTCGGTTTTTCGGGCTACGACTCAAAAGGCGTTCCGAATGCGCTAAAGGCGCGCGCGATGGAGTCCGGCACATCGAAACAACCCAAAAGGCCGTTTGTCGCCCCAGCAGCAAGGCAAGCCAAGAAGAAGGCCGAAGAAGCGATGATCAACGTCATTGTCGGCGAAATCGGAAAGGAACTCAAAAAGTAAGGAGGGAAACGCATGCCCAGCATTGGATTTGAGTACAGCATGTGGGCGCCTATTATTGCCGAACCAGATGGGGCTTTGCCTACATACGGCACAGGCAAATCTCTCGGCGGAGCAGTTACAGGGAGTCATACCCCCAATTTCGCTACCGCCCAGCATTATGCGGACAATGTCTTAAAAAACGAGGTGTCAAAATTCACTCGTGGTACACTGTCCTTAACGGTCGATGACATGAATCTGCAGACCCATGCCGAGATTTATGGTGCAACGTACAGCAATAAACAGGTCAACCACAAGGCGACCGACACGCCGCCCTTCGGCGGAGTTGCCTGGTTCGAGTCGATACTGACCGAGAACAACGAGGAAATCTACCGCGGTTTTTTCTATCCCAAGGTGAAGGCAGTCCGCACGCCTAAGAATTTCGCCTCCCAGCAGGAAGGCATCGAACTTGGCCTGACTGGCATTAACTTCACGACCTTCGCCGCGAAGTCCGGGGATTACGAGATTATCAAGGATTTCGCTGACCCGGCCAGCGCCAAAGCGTGGGTTGACAGCCAGATTAATGGCGGCGGGACGTTCTACACGGTTACTGTTGCCAAGTCCGGCGACGGCTCGGTCTCGCCGCTCGGCGAGTACCTTATTGCTGCGGGCGAGGACTTCGTGATTGATGTCGGCGCCGGCGTCGATGCGCTGTATGATAACGGCACGGACGTCAATGCCAGCATCTACAACGGCAAATACACTATCAGCGACATTGCGGCAAATCACGAGATCGCCGCGGTGTTTTTGGCGTAAAGGGGCGGGTTTCCCGCCCCTTTCTTGCAGCAGGAGGGTACCCATGAAAGGCTACAAATATGAGTTGGATGGGAAAGAATACACGCTTTGCTATACAGGCGAAGCGTTTTTTGATATTGCAGATTTAGTCGGTGACAAAGAATTCGTTGACGCTTTATCGCCTGAAACAAAAGAGGGATTCAATACGCTTTGTAAGGCCGCCGCGATTCTTTCCGAACAAGGTGAACTTGTACGGCGGTATTTCGGGTATGAGCCTGGAGATGTCCTGGATGCAGAAGGATTAAGGCTGACTCTCCCCCCTGTTGACAAGGTGGGTTTGTATCAGGCTGTTTTAGGCGCCATTATCTTAGGGTGCAAGCGAGAGATTACAGATAAGAGTAAAGAAGTCTCGCTCACACGGCTTGCCCAGCTAAAAAAAAAGGAGTCCGACTGAAGAGGGCGCAGTATATCCGCATGGGCCTTAATGTCGGGCTATCAACGAAGGAAACTCTGCTGTCCTGCCCGGGGACAGTTTTTGATTTATGGGACCTCTACGTCGGGAAGGAGGCGAATTAGGTGGCGAAGAAACATGATGCTGGGATAAAGGTAGGCATCGAGGGCAACGCGGAATTTAAGCGGGCTATCAAGGAGATTAACGACGAGCTTAAAACGCTGGATTCTGAACTGAAGCTGGTCGAAAGCCAGTACGCCGGACAGCTTAACTCTCTGGAGGCCCTCACGGCTAAAGGCGAGGTGCTGGAGAAGCAGTACGAAGCTCAAAGCAAGGCCCTTGAACTGCTCGAAAAACAGCTTCAGGCCACCGAAGAAGCGAAAAAGAAGCTGGCCGCCGAAGGCGAAGAGCTTGCCAGAGGCATTGAGGCTCAAAAAGAGGTTATTGCCGAGTTCAAGGAGGCTCTGGCGGGTTCGGAGGATGGTGTGCTTGAGCTCCGAGACGCGAACGGCAACCTTATTCTCACTATCAAAGATGGGTATGCAGAAGTCGCGCGTCTTGAGGCCGAGCTCAAGGATATGGAGCGCGCCCTCGCGGCGAATGCCCGTGCCCAGCAGGACGCCGCGAAACTCTCGAACAACTACACCCGCCAAATTAACGAAACTAAAGTCAAGCTCAATGACCTGAGCGCGGAAATCCAGCAAAATGAGCTTTACATGGCCGAGGCCGCCGCCTCTACTGACAAATGCGCAAAGTCAATTGACAAGTATGGTAAAGAAGTCAAGGACGCCGGGGAAAATAGCGGGCTCCTCCAGAAAATATTCGCCGGCGGTTTCATGTCAAATATCGCGTCTCAAGCCCTGCAGACTGTCACCGGCAAAATCAAAGAGCTTGTCAAAGGCGCTATGGACGCAGCGGACCAGCTCATGCGTATGTCCGCAACGACCCGCCTGACGACAGATCAGTTGCAGGAATGGGAGTACATCGGCGCCGCAACCGGCGTATCCATCGATATCATTTCCAGCGCCCTCGCCCGTCTCGTCAATAACATGGACGCAGCTCGTGCCGGTTCCCGCGAGCAAAAAGAAGCGTTTGCTGACCTCGGAATAGAGCTTACAGACAATACTGGCAGGCTCCGCAATAGCGTTGAGGTCTTTTATGAGGTCGTCGACGCGCTGTCCAGGATGACTTCTGAAACGGAGCGAGATGCCATTGCCCAGGACCTGATTGGGCGTTCTGCCACGGAGTTAAATCCGATTATTCGGGAAGGCAGCGCCGCCCTGCGTGAAATGGCTGAAGAAGCGCATCGGTTTGGCGCTGTCATGTCGGAGGAGACGGTTAAAAAGCTCGACGAGGCCGGCGATAGACTCGATAAAGGCTGGATTGCATTAAAGGCTAGAGCCGGCGACACCATAGCATCAATACTTGATTGGCTGAACAATCTCATTTATGGCCACGACTTCGCCGCGAATAGCATAGCGGGCAATATAGAGAGCCTGAAAGACGACTTCGACGGGTTGGTTTCGTCTTATGAAACCGCCGCAAATGCCGCAGAAAAATCCATCAAGGCGCAGATGGGCCTGTGGGAAGATATGAGCGGCAACGCGAAGAAGTCCTACACTGAAATCAAAAGCGCCGTAATAAGCCAGATAGAATGGCTTGAGCAGTATACTACGAACCTTGCCAATCTAGCCTCTCGGAACGTCGAAGGCATTGACATGCTCATTGATAAGCTGGCTGACGGGTCGAGAGAAAGCGCCGCTATCCTTGCTGGGTTGGCTACCGCATCGGACGAAGAACTTAAAAGCCTTATTGACCGAATGGCGGAAGTAGATACCCGGCAGATTGGGCTGTCCCGCCAGATTGCGCAAATAAAAACAGACTTCAGCCGGCAATTTAACGAGCTGAGCATGGGCATGCAGAAAGCGGCCGAGGAGTTGAATGCGAGCGACGTGGCGAAGAAAGCCGGCCAGAACACCATCCAGGGCTATATCGACGGCGCGAAGAGCAAAACGAAAGAGGTCGTAGACGCTTATCGGAAGCTTGCTAAAGACGCCAATCAGGCGTTCAAGGACGAACTGAAAATCAAGTCGCCGTCCCGGGTTGCCATGGAAACAACGGAAAACTATTTCAAGGGGCACATCCTTAAAGCCCGGCAGATGGCGCCGGAGGTGGCGCAGGCCTATGCAGAGC